ACAATGCATTTAAACTTACTGATTAGATTGCAATAGCAGAAAAAGCCCCGCCAATAATAGATAATTAGCGGGGCTTTTTATTTTTTAAATTATTTCAAATTATAAAAATGACAGCTTTAATAATGAGAATAAGGTCACTTTTATTGTTGTTTTTGTGGTTTGTTTTGGCAGTAAGTTTTCATGCTTGTTACATAGGTTACCTTTTATCCAATTACTCTTACATGCAGCAATATTATATCCATCATACTTTCTTAAAAACATGACTAACGGACAAAATAAGAATAAGAAGGAGAGATAACAATGCCCCAATTTTTAATCATTGCTGAGAAGGTTTATAAAAAGTATGAAGAGAATACAAATTTGTTCTCTGACGATCTTATTGAGCAATTGAATAATTTAATAAGTATTATCCGACAAGAGATAAAAGGAACACCATACAAACTCAAGTACAATTTTATTGACTTTGAAGAGTGCTTAAACAAGCCTTATCAAGAAGGCATGGTTAAACTTGATGTCAGCTTAATGCCTTCATATAAAAATAAGTGTGAGTATATTATGTGGCTAGCGAGCTTTATCGAAAGAATAACAACAGGTGGTCAGCGAAAATTCCCACCTTTAAATGTGCAGACGCAGTATACAGTCTCCAAGGACATTGGCAATGAAGAACCTAAAGCCCATAAAGTAGATCTCGGAAAAATGATCACGAACTATTTTGGTTCAAATGATTTTAAGAAAATTTTAGAAAAAAAATGAAATATCTGAAAGTATGGACGTGATAGGAATAACACTACACTTTCATACTTGATGGAATGAGTTTTATGACCGCTTCTAATAGCGGTTTTTTTAATTACAGTTTTTTAACTTGCCGGACGTATTACGGCGCAAAGGGCCTCGCTAAATATCGATTATTGGCGGGGCTCTTTTTTTTGGCTATTTAGGTTGACGTAGGTTGACAGGATTGAGGATATGGCGGCTCTGAAAAAAGAGGTAAAACTCTTTATAGTTCGCTCACTTGCCGTATTTAATACACCCACAGAAACTGCTGAGCTCGTCAACCAAGAATACGGGATAAAAGTTACTAAGCAGCAATGTGAAAAATACGACCCAACTAAACGGGCAGGTGAGAACCTAAGTGAAGAGTTAAGAATAGATTTTGAAAAGACCCGTGAAAAGTTTTTAGGTCAGCCTGAGGCGATACCTATTTCTAATTTAGCGGTACGCATGCAGCGCTATGAAAATCTATTTCTGAAATATAGTAAAAACCGTGTTGCTGCTACTAGCATTCTGAGACAAGCGGCTGAGGACATTGGCGGGAAATATACCAACAAAACAGAGCTAACAGGCGCTGGTGGTGGACCACTCCAAAGCGAGAATATAACCCAAGTTGTTGCAACGCCTGAGCAAATAAGGCAGGTGTTAGATGAACTTAAAGGTAAATACTAAGCTGCTTGAAATGCAGTTAGAACGCGAGCTCTGTGAAAAGGAACATTTATTCTTTACACGCCGTTTTTTCTTGCCTCGTATGGGCTTTAAATTTTCAGTCAATTGGCATCATGAATATATTGCCGACAAGATCGATGAGGTTATTGCTGGCAGGGTTAAGAACTTAGTAATTAACGTTCCACCGGGTAGCGGTAAAACTGAATTACTCACGAATCTAATTGCACGTGGCATAGCGCGTAATGCTCGTTCCCGTTTTCTGTATTTGTCTTTCTCACAATCACTTGTAGAGGATGTATCAGCAACAGCAAGGAATATTGTTAAGTCAGAAGACTTTCAGAATTTATGGCCTGTAAAGATTTCTACTAGTACCGATGCTAAGTCTAGCTGGAAAACTACAGTTGATGGTTACGATGCTGGTCATGTCTATTCTGCATCAATGGGTGGGCAGGTTACAGGTCGCCGTGCAGGTACATTGGCGGATGAAGGTTTTACCGGCGCAATTATTCTTGATGACCCCTTAAAGCCTGAGGATGCATTTAGTCAAACAGCTAGACGTAAAGCTAACCGTAAGATTCTAAACACGGTCAACTCGCGTAAAGCTAAGTCTGATACACCAATTATTCTGATCATGCAGCGTTTACACGTTGAAGATCCGACTAACTTTGTGATGACTGGTAATGTGCCTGGTGAATGGGAACAGATCAGTATTCCCGCACTTATTGATGATGAGTACATCAGTAAACTGCCAGAGCACATACAGCGCAAAATACCGCGAGATGTTGAGCGAGATGCTAAAGGGCGTCAAAGTTATTGGCCATTAAAAGAATCATTGCAATCGCTATTGCAACTCGAACAAGGCGGACAAGATAAAGACGGCGCTACGGTATCGCGATATACGTTTGCAAGCCAATATCAGCAAGCACCGAAAAAGCTCGGCGGTGATCTTGTTAAGGCTGAATGGTTCCCACGATATCTTGAATTACCTGTTCTTAAGTGGCGGGCTGTATGGGCTGATACGGCACAGAAGGTCAAAAAGCATAATGACTTTTCGGTGTTCTTATGTGCTGGTCTTGGCTATGACAATAATCTTTACATCATTGACGTGAAGCGTGGCAAATGGGAAGCACCTGAGCTATTGAAGGAGGCTAAAGCCTTTATCAACAAGCATAAGGAAAGTAATACCAAGATCGGCAAGCTGCGTTATATGGCAGTGGAAGATAAATCTAGTGGTACAGGGTTGATTCAATCTGTTTCTAGGGAAACCACATTACCTATTCGTGCAATTCAGCGTGATGAGGACAAGCTCTCACGGACAATGGACGTCATTCTATATGTTGAAGACAGGCGTGTCTGGTTGCCTGCAAGTGCACCATGGTTATTGAACTATATCGAAGAGATTGAAGGACTCACTGCTGATTGGTCACATGATCATGACGACCAATGGGATCCGACCATTGATGCCATTGGTGATTCATTAGCTAAGAAGCCAACTGTATTTGATTAGAGGAAATTATGGCTGAAATTAAAAAGCCCGATGCAATTGGCGATGCAGGGGCGTACACAAACTTTGTCTCAAATATTGGTACTGATCGCGATAAGGCATCACATGGAACATTCGTTAATAAGGTTATTCCAGATGAGCAATTAGAGGCGGTTTATCAACATTGGTTAGCTAAGCGAATTGTTAACCGCCCGGCTAGTGACATGCTTCGAGCTGGTTGGTTCTATGAGGGGATTCAGGATAATGATTTAGAGAAGCTTAAAGAGGCGTGTAAAGCTTTTAATTTAGATGGGGTACTCTTATCTAGCTTGGTCCTTTCGCGCTTATATGGCGTTTGCTACGTACTACTAGGTACAGTGGATGGCGGCGACTTAGATAAACCATTTGATTTAAATAAACTAGGCATTGGCCGTTTAGAGTTTTTCACCGTACTTAAGAAAAAGCACATTGAAGCTGATATGTCAAAGTACTTGCCGCCAAATGAAGCGGGAGGGCTTTTAAAGCAACCTGAATTTTACAAACTTAAGCTCGATGGAAAATCAAACCAAAGGATCCACCACACACGCTTATATAAACTTGGTCATGCAGATGTGGTCAATGAAGAGCCTGTGAGTGTTCTACAGGAAGTTTACGAGGACCTTTTAGATCATGCTGCTGTAAAGAAGGCTACTGCCAGTCTGGTCCATGAATCAAAAATTGATGTGATTAGAACACCGGACCTAGTCGAGAAGATCAAAGAGGATATGAAAGCAGTTGCTGAACGCTTTCTTAGTGTCGGTTTGCTGAAAGGGCTTAACGGTATGCTCGTCTTGGATAAAGAAGAAGAGTATGACTCTAAGTCATATAGCTTTGGCGGCTTGCCGGATCTAATGCGTGAGTTCTCAATTCAAACTGCTGGTGCTGCGGATATACCCTATACAATTTTATTCGGTCAATCGCCTGCTGGGATGAATGCCACGGGTGAGCATGACACACGGAACTATTATGACAGTATCGCAACTAAGCAAACTTGGTCATTAAAGCCATTCATGTTGAAGCTTTTAAGAGTGATTTGCCAAGCTACATTTGGTCGTCAGATTCCAAGTTTAGATGTTGTTTTTAACCCGTTATGGCAATTAGACGCTAAGGTTCGTGCTGAGGTTGAGAAAGCTAACGCAGAACGTGACGATAAATATCTTCAGATGGGCGTCATTACAGAGCCGCAAATAGCGAAGCAGCTTGTTATTGACGGTGTTTATTCAGTGATTGATGAAGATCACATCAAAGGGCTTGAGACAATGGTGAAGCTTAATGACAACGATAATACAGATACTGAAACCACACCTCCAGCAAGTGAAGAAGCGTAAGAAAGGCCGTAAAGCTTCTAAGCCTAGAGCTGTACACGTAAATCGCCGTGTTGAGCTT